GAGATGGTGACTGTTTAAGTTGTCTAACTTTTCTTCAAATATTTTATAACGAAGCTCGCACTCTTTTAGATGAGCCTCAAGCGCATACTTTGTGTTATCATCCGTCATGCTGTCCCTCTGTTTCGTTGTCTTATAGCGAGTTCAGTCGGAGATAGCAAGGCAGTTTCTGTAGGTGTCACTCCTTGCGCTGTCCCCGTGGCCACAGGCGGTGCCACCTGAGGTGTTGCTGCAGTTGCCTGTGGTTGGGTTATTGGAAACTGAGGCACAGTTGTTTGCGTAATTGGTTGTTGAACAGGTGTTGCTGAAGATAAATCTATGTCATCTATAGACTGTAAAAAATCATCAAAATTAAATTCCGTGTCGGGCATTTGTCCTGTTTTAATTATTTGAATAAAGTCTTCCAAAGATGTGTCTAAAGAAAGACCGTCAAGTTTGTCCGCTAAATCTTCTATTCTGTCAAAATCTATAATATCCTCAATGTCTTTTCCTAAATCTTCAGCTTTATTATTTAAATTGGTGTCATCATAATCAATAAATCTTGGATTAAATTCGTTATCCATTGCTCGTTCTAAATTTGTGCCCAAGTTAGGCCTTCTTATTTGTTCTCGAATAGTATCTTCATCAACGCCCAGTACCATAAAATCATCAATAATTTTTTTTAATTTTTTAGATTGAATAAAATGAGACACCAATTCTTTTTTGTATGTTTCAAAACTAAGTTGTTTAGTTGGATTTATTGCACCGTTAATAGTTTTGTTAAATCCGCTTTTTCCAATTCCCATATTTCTACTGACTTTACTCATTGTATATCCATAAGATTTTTTAGGGTTAAATTCAGATGTAGAAAATCCAGCAAACCATTTTAAAAGTTGTTGATTTAAGTTTCTTGGTTTGCCCGATGCCTCCAGTTCTTTGTTTAACGCCTGTGTGGTATCTTCAATTTGTGTAAATGTTGTAGGCCTTGCTTTTTCCCAAAAATAAGAAAAACTTTTATTTAAAACTTCCTCTAAGTTATCAAAATCTGGATCATAAATAGTGCTACCACTTCTCTTTCTGTTAAGCGCTATTTCTCCAAGAATCTCATAAACTATTGGCACATCCATCAGCGGACCAAATAAATGATCGATTACTCCTGGATCTCTGTCTTCTCCTAAAGGAGACAAAATAGTGCCGCCAAAAATTCTCATTTTTAGTCTTTTAAAAAAAGCTTCCTCTGTTCTTTCTTTAAATAAATCATCAAAAGCGGCTATAAAAGCATAGTGAGGAAACACGGTTTGTAAATTATTAATCCAAAAATTTCCGTCCTCATCTGGAGCACTTAAAGGTATGACACCTGTTTTTGCATAAGGCGGAGCAGCAGAATCTTTGTACGCCTGCATCATTTCTTCCGAGACTCCAGTCCCTTTCATTGCCATGGCTGTGACCGCGGCGGGAGCGCCCATCACCGTTCCTAGCCCTAACATTCGACGCCATCCCATGTAACGCACAGCCTCTTGAACTGCTCTATCAGGATGAACAAAATTAATTTCTCTTCTTAAATACAACATGTTTTGAGAAACACTTCTCAACATTTCAGAGGCAAACGACACGAAGTTTCCAAGAAAAGGAAAATTTCTAATTTCTTGTGTTATGTACGGGACACGACTGTATGTTGGAAAAGAGGCGTTGATCATTTCGGCAGAAGTTTGATTAACTATTTCTAAAATACTTTTTTCTTTGCCCGCTGCATCTAAAGGGTCAAAACGTCTTTTAAAAACTTGACTGTAGTAAGCTTCAGCAACTTCTCTGTTTTTTAATATTGGTTTATATATGCTTTGTAACGCGTGATATCCGTAGATTCTCCAAATATAATCACCAGCTTGGTACACATCAATTAATTTTTTTGTAACCACATTGTTAAAAAATTTTTGTGTTAGTTTTGCCGTTGTGTCTAACGTTCCGCTTCCTATTTCAGCCAAGAGTGTTTGTAATTCTCCAACCGTGGCTGATTGGTCTGTGATGCCTCGTTTTGCATAATCTTCAACCAATTCTACAAAATCGTTGGAGTTCATTTTACTTTTACCAACTATGTCCCTTAAAACATATCGAAAAGCTGTTGTCATGTCTGTGCCAGCGCCAATCAAACCCATGATCATTGGAAATGTAGACGCTGTCGTAAAGTTACGAATAATTGTTTGCTGACTACCCACGGTTTTACCAGCTGAAATAAGCGTTTTTGGAAACAAAGCAAGACGCATAAATTCAAATTTATTTAAAGTGTCAACAAACACTCCGTCATCATACAATGCTTTTGCAAAGCTAGGTGTTGTAAAATATTCTCCAATTTCTTGCCCTATAGGTAAACGACTATTTTGCCTAACGATAATTCTTTCCAAAGGCGTTCCCACTATGCCAGGAAAAAATTTATTAAAATTATTAACCGCTTCTTCAATACTTGGACCTTTAAACATAAAAGGCTTTTGACCTGCTGCTATCATGTCATCATTTAACTGAATAAGTTTTGTATGAAAATTTGATTGTTGCACTAAATTAGCAAACTCATTGACTGTGCTCATGATCATACTTCTAGGGTCTGTTTCTTTGCCTAATAATTTTTGCATCATTTGTGGCATTGTTTCTCCAGGTTTTAAAAGTGGAGCGTCTGGAGCAAAATCTTTTAATTTATTAGTAATTGTTTCTTCAAGAGTTCTTGGACTAAAGTTACCAGTTCGAGCCTCTTTTACAATGTCAGTAATAACTTGTTTTGATTGACTCAGTGTCATGCCTGTGCCTTTAGCCGTTTCATGAAACCATGCAGCCGCTTCGTCAACAATTTCTCTGTTTGGTTTAAATTTTTCTCGGCTTCGCAGCACGGCATACGATTGAGTAAGATAACTTTTTATATCGTCATAAAAAGAATTCATGGTTTCTTTAGTGCCCTCAAGTAATCTAGGAGCTATTGCTGAACTTTCTTTTTTTAAATTTTGAATAGTATTATAGACAGTTTGAATATTGTTTCTCATTTCTTTTGTTGGAAACAATGTTTTATTTTGAGCGATATATCCTGGTTTATTTCTAAGAACGTTTACGATATTGTCATATAGCATCTCTCTTCTAAGCGAGTTGTTTAACTGACCGTATTGATTCACATCATCTCCTAATTTGTACACGGCACGTTCTAACTCGTCCAACGCTGCGCTTACTTTTTTGTTTTTACCTCTCACGTTCAAAAGAAATTCACGTGACGCTACTTTACTTTCAGGAGTAAATCGACCCGTGCTACTTAAATATTCTAAGGTTCTGGCTGTTGCGCCTTTAAATTGTTCTTTTACATTTGATGATGTCCAGTCATACATTCTCCAATCTTGAAATTTTGGAAACATATTTTTAGATGCATTATCAAACCAAGTCCCTAGTTTTTCACCTGGTTTTGTTTTAGAAATTATTTTTCCTGTGCCGTCTACTGCCCATTTCATTCCGTCGTATCCTTTTTGCAACATTAAAGAATACAAATTTAAATGTGCATTGAGGCCTTTAACTGCGGCTCCTCCAAAAAAATATAAAGGATAACCAACAGCATATTTTAAAGCTGGAGGTATTGCTGTTCCAAACAATCCTGTAAGTGTGCCTTCGTTTAAACCAATTCTAAGTCTGTTTCGTATTGCAGCCGCTGCCTTTTCAGAACCGTAAAGATTGGCTTCTTCTTCTAATCTTGTTACTTTTCTAGTTCCCTCCATGCCAGGAATAAAACCCAACATGTTTCCAATATCATCAAGCGCATAAGCTGGCACATCTTTTTCGTCAGATGTAAATAAATATGCAGCTGGTATGCCTGGTATTGCCCAATAACCAAACTTAGCACCAACATTTGATATTTTGCCCATCGTGCCTGTTCGCCCTAAGTTAGCTAATTTTTGATAGCCTTTTATTTTACCAAATAAGTTTACAGCCTTTGCGTAAGGTATACCATACTGTGTTGTAAATCTTGCAAAATCAGCAACACCGTTTCCTTCTAAATTAATTGTTGACCAGTTTTCTTCTATATCTGTTAAAAAATTTGTATCCAAGCCTAAATCAGCAAATTCTGCAAGAGTGGTGGCCACACCTTTCGTTGCTCGACTGAGTCCTTCAGATGTTCCAATCGCTAATGATTCTGTAAAAGTGGGTTTCCAATCTTGTGCACCAAGTGGTTGTTGTCTTCTGGTTGCGTTGTAAATGGCTGTTAGTGCGCTTTGATCGTCTAAATTGTCTAGGGGATAGACCATTTTAGTGCCTGTTAGGTTAGAAAATCTATCCAGGTCAGTGTTTTTTTGTTCTCTGGCACTACTAAAAAAATCACTAAAAGATCCAAAATTTAATTCAGGAACATCTTCTTGAACTTTAAATTGTTTTAAAACATCTTCTGTAATTTTAAAATTAGGGTCTTTTGATTTTTTGCTAAAATAGTGATCAACAACTTCTGGTTTGTTTTTAAACACATCTCGTAAAAGAGCTTCTTCACTGCCTGGACCAAATCTTAAATCGTCTAACGCGTCTATTTCTTTCATGAAAAGATCAAAGTCAGAGTCTGCTGGAGTTGTTGGAACGTTTACGCTTGAACCGATATCGTCTATTGATTTTAAAAAATCTTCAAACTCTTTGTCGTCCATTGAGTCTGCTCCTTATTTTAAAAGGTCGAGATTAAAAGTGTCTTGTCCAGCCTGTAATAAGTTAGCGTTTATTTTTTCCATGACTTGTGTAAACTGCTCAACTGTTAATTCTCCGTTAAAAAATCTTCTTTGTGCTTCTTGAGCTTTAATTACAGTTTTAGCAAGAGCGTCATCGTCTGCAGCTGCACTTAATAAATCTCCGCTGTTCGCTAAAAGATTTGGCAATTCGCTTCCTTCAGCAAGTCTTGAAAGATCAGCGGCGTTGTCCGCCATCGTAATTTGGTTTGTAGGAACAGAACTAACAGGGTCTAATCCTGCCATAACCATTAAATTATTATACTGACTTACAAAATTATCGTATTCTCCTCCACCTTCAAATATTTTCTTTTTAACATTATCTGGAAGTGTTCGTAATAATTCACTCATTATCGATAATTTTTGTTTTTTTAATTGAAATTGTTTTGTAGACTCTGTTGGTTCACCAGTTGCTAACGCTAAAGTATCCATAACTATTGCTGTGCCTTCTTCGCCCCATTCTTCAGGTTTATCAGGATCGATACCTTGTGCAATCAAACTTTTATTTATGAAAGTAAATGCATTAGGTTGTTTTTCTTTCATTAAATCTAACTGTTTAATAGCAAGATTGGTGGTTAGACCAGCAATGTTTTCAGCAGTGCTTCTATCTTGCTCCGCACTTAGTAAACCTAATTCTTTATCTTGTTGTTTCATTTTAAGAGCTGTTTCAACTCTTTCAGCCTGCGATAACAAATCCAGTTCTTTTCTACGTGCCGCATAATCAGCTGCGTCAGCTGATAAATTACCAATAAAAGTTGCAAACTGACTTTGCCCTTCCGGAATTGGATCAGCAATTGTTCGACCAGCGGCTGTTCCAACTGTTGAAAGAGGCGAGCCTTGTGCTTTGCTGTAATCTACAGCCAAAGCTGGATCAGTGTAGTCAATTGCAAACTGACTAAAATCAGTTTTTGGCACATCTTTTAACATAAGTTCTGCTAATTGTTTAGTGGCGTCAATGTCTAAGCCACTGCCCATAGTAAGACTAGGATTAACTGTTCCTCCAACTTGTGTGTTAGTGGGTAAATTTATATTATGACCTGCATATCCACCAGGCCCGTCAACCAAGCCTCGTTTAGGAGTGGTCACCTGTCCACCGACAGCATACCCCTCTCTATATTCCAACCCACTTGCGATACCCGTGCTACGGTGTTCGTGCTGTGGTTGTTTAAACATAGCGCGTTGTAAAACTTTACTCATAATTTACCCAAATAAATTAGCAACAGCGCCCGCACCTGCAAGTCCTGTTAAGATAGGGTTAGGCTGTTGGAACTGTTGGAACGTTGGAGCGCCTCGTAAAGCACTTGCAAACTGACCCAGTCCGTAGAATGGTGTTTGATATGTGCCTAAGTTTTGTGCGCCTAAAATTTGTCGTTGTGCTTCACCGAAGTCGAACAATTGTCCGACGTCACCAAATAACCCGCCTTGTGCAACTTGTCCAAGACGACCGTAAAGTTGTCCGATACCTGCTTGCGTTTTAGCAGCTTGTTGTGCTGCTTTTTGTGCATCTTGTGCTGATCTAAATCTTAATCCACCGACTGCTTTTGCAAGAGCATCTCCTTGTGCTCGCGCAAGTTCGGCATCCATTACTGCACCTCTTGTGCCTGATCCTGCAAAACCGCCTGTTTGTATCTGCCGTTGTGCTTGTGCCGCTTGTTGTTGACCAAACAAACGATTAAGATCTGTAGTCGTTGCATCAACAACATCTTGTGTATACGGATTCATGTACGCCTGTGCAGCATCTGGCCCTGTTGCGCCCATTGCCGCTTGTAATGACTGTGCTCCTGCCGTTAAGAATGGTTGATACGAGCCTAGTCCTGATTGTAATAATTGACCGGCGTCCAGCTGCTCTTGTGTTAAGTCTGGTGCAAGTTGTGCACCTGTTGGAATATTAGATTGTTGTATTAAAGATTTATAAGCGTCAATAACTCCACCTGGATCGGCGTATGCGCTTGCTATCGTTTCGTCAAATGTTGCCATTATGCTTGTGCCTCTAATCTGTTCATTAAATCGTACATTCTTTGTGCTCCTACATCAACACTACCGCCGCCCGCTGCCCGTACAGCGTCAGCCGTCATTACAAATTCGTTTTTCGATAGTCTAGCAGGCACATCATCTGCCCGTTCTTTGGCGCCGACAGGGATAAAGCCACCACCACGATAGTCCATTTCCATCGCTGGCTCACCACCATTTGCGAGCCCTATAATACCACCATCTTTCGCCTGTTGTCCACCCCTATACTGAAGGTTATAAAAATCTGTTGGTCGATCACGGAATAGAGCAAAATCGCTTCTTTCCTTTTCAGCCCCTTTATTTTCTAAATATTGAAGAACAGCTGCTGCTGTGCCTCCAAGAGCAGAAACAATCATTTTGTTTTTAGGATCGGTCATAAAGTTATAAACAATTTTTAATTTATCGCCGCCCTTTGCAGCTTTAAACTTAGCAAGAAACCCAGGATCAGTTGTCGATCCTTTTAAAACCTCGCCAGTAACTGAGTCTACTATGTCCCCACTTGATGTTATGACAGATTGACCACCTTCCGCAGCTGGTAGACTTGATTGAGGCAATGAAGACACTTGACTTGCAGCTTCTGTTCCAGCGTCTCCTATAAATCTATTTAAATTAGAATCACCGCCAGTAAAAAATTTAGTTTCGCCAGTGCCGCCAAATATAGGGTCAACTGGTCCTTGTGGACCCACTGCACCAAATAATTGACCACCAGAAAAGGGACTAGTAAAGTAACTACCTAAGCCCCCACCGCCGCCAAAACCTTTTTGAAAACCAGCACCACCTAACATACGTGCACCTTGACCAAGAGCATACGTGCCAAGACCAGCTCTAACTGAACTACCAATACGACCTGTTTGATCAAAACTACCAAGTCCAGCCATGGCTGCAGCGACGGCTGGGTTAAACGGAGCGACAAATGGAGCAGCAACGGACGCTGCTTCTGCTATCTCGTTCGGTATAATTTTTCTAACTGCTTTTTTTAAACTACTGCCTATGCCCATGATATCTCCAATCTATCGTATTTTGCGTCATTTTCAATCATTATTGTCCTCTGATCGTAGGCGTTGGTAATTCTTGATAAAATATAGACACATGATAAGGCTGTTCTGTAATTCTAGACTGTACTTTGTCCCCTGGCTCAAGCACCATAGTATTACCAAAACTTGCTGAGGCATCGTTGTTAAGAGTGCCTCTGGCAAAAGGCACGAATGTATTGGTTGTTGCTTGAATTAAACGAAGCTCATTATCGGTGCCTGTAGCATTAGTACCTGATTTATTTTTTAAAAACAAATGTTTCATAATAATTGTATGACCAGCCGGGGCTTCTATCAAATCTACAAAACTATCTTCTGTGGTTATTACTTTTGAAATATGTCTATAACGAGTTCGACTAGAGCTATCTAATAACACAAAACTGCCTGATATTCGTTGTGTATCTTGATCTGACTCAAAACCTAATTTGTCTCCTTCTTCTAATACAAATTTAGTAGTAAAAAAACCAGCGTTATTAGAGCTAATTGTATAGCTGGCACCAAGTTCTACAGTTTGACTTGTGCTTTCTGAAGCGTCTATCATGTGTACCTGTTGAGTGACTGTGCTAGCGTTGCCATTAAAAGTAGTAATACCACTAAAAATTAACGTTTTTCCTGTAGGACATTCTTTAAATGTAACAGCACTGCCTGTAACATTTGTTGTGCCAATAAAGTTTTTAAATAATTGCGACATTACAAGAAAAACCAGTTAAGTTGAGAGTTAGAATCTAACATGTCTTCTTCCGTCACAACTCGATCTGTTTCTAAAAAATTTTTTTCTATTTCTGTAGATAATAAATCAAGATACTCTTTCAATGCTGGAGGCACGTCTTGAATAGACATATTTAATTTAGGCATTTGTTTAAATCGAGTTCCAGACATTACTCTACTCCCATTTCGTTTTTAAGTTCTACTTCTGTAATACTGCACTGCATGTATTCACAAACGTCTTTGCCCTCAGACATAGCTTCTCCACACTTAGGACATTTCTTTTCTTCGCTCATGTGTTTCTCAATCCATCAGGTTGCATGTTAAATCGATGGTCACCCATACGCCAGAAAGAACTGGTCGCATTGCTTGATACCACCATCGACACTTGTCGTCCACGTGCACGTATCGTCTGATGTGTTGTGCCCGTGGCTGATGTAATTGTTTCTTCTGTTCGTTGTGTGCCGTTAGGGTGATCTCTAAATTTTAATGTCACTGTGACGTTGCCCACCTGATCGTTGAAGTCAGGTATAAAATCACTGATATACATCATTTGTTCGCCGTCCGGTGGCAAGTCAATGTCGCCTGATGTTAATGTGCACTCCATAGCCGAACCGTCGTCATCTGTGCCTGATTCGTGTTTGAATATTACAGAACTAGATGCCGCGAGAGAACTTGCAAGCGGGTTGTCATAGATACCAACCGGCGCCCAAGCTCCTCTAGCCAAGGTGCCCACAGACCATGTGTTTTCTAAATAATTAAATATAACATAATTTGTAATATCATCTGATGCATCGTTAGATCCTGTTGGATAGAACCACCATACTTCGTTAAATTTAACATTGAGCGCTGCAAAACATTTTAGTTTTTGTTGTTTGGTAAGATTGTCAAACACATGTCGTTCAACTGTGCATGGTATGCTTTGCACTTGCCCACGATAAGCATAGAAGCCATCATCGCCCATCCAGTATGCCGTGCCGTTGTGTTCAACCACTGCGTTTGGTCCAACAAGTCCTGTGTTTTCAGATAATGTTTGAAAGGCATAAACATCAGGCTGCCCCACAAACGTCATAGAAAAAACAGTCGTATCAGAAAACAATAAAATATTACCTTTGGTTCTAACCGCACCAAGAAGCAGATTGCCGCCCTGTAGTTCTACTGCACCTGCAAAGTTATCAAGTGTTGCTGTAAAATCATTATCTGTTTCTAGATCCGAAAAAGCCACACGCATTGGTGCATCGTTGGTGCCGTCGTGTGCACCGTATAAAATAACTTGTCTTGATTGTTGGTTGACAATCACACCGTTGGCCGATGACGGTATACTGCTGCCTGTTGCAGCTGTAACAGCAGCTGCGTTTGTAGTGGCATCGCCTTGATATGCACTCAAGTCTAGTTTGTATAGTTTGCCACCTATCTTATTAACACATAATAAATCTTCACCAAACGTGTCCATTGTCCAAATGCCAGCAAACGTAAACACACCAGAACTGACCGTTGTGTGTTGTGCGCCTGCCGAATAGCTTGATCCAGGTGTGATGTCTATATAACTGCCTGCACCATCATCGTATAAATATAAATGACTGTGTGTCCCTATGCCGATGTATCGT